GGTTTAGATTCTCTATGCAAAACAGGCCTCGAAGCCAAAAACGCGATGCGTTCCTTTCCGTCAAGGTCGTTGCGAAAACGTGGGGGGTCACGGAGCGGACGGTGCGCAATTGGGTCGGCCGGTACGGCGCCGAGGTGTGCGGGACGGCGCACCTGCTGGCCGAGAAAATCCTGACCTCGCCGAAGAGCGGGGCCGACCTCCACGCCAAGGCCGCCGGCTTTGTCGCTGCGCATCGGATGGCCATCGATGTCCAGAGCCCCGGGGTGGTGAAGGGCGACATGGCGTCGTTCCTCGCGGAGCAGGAGCGGTTCCTCGGCTGGGCCGGCACCCAGCTGCGGATGGCGCAGGAGACGGGGCAGCTCGGGCTGGTCGCGACCTACGCGAAGCTGACCCGGGAGTTTGGGTCCACGGTGCTGTCGACCCGGAAAGGGATGGCGACGCTCGGGCTGGACTCGGGCGACCTGGTGGCGTGGGAGGAGCTGGACCGCATCATCGTCTCGCTGGTCAACCGCCTCGTCTACGCGGTGGTCCGACTTCGCGACGAGCGGGCTCCTGGTGGGGTCGGCCTCCAGGACGAAGCGGCGGTCGCGGACTGGCTCGAGCCGCGGCTTCTGCTGGCCGCCGTCCTCCAACCAGTTGCCGCCGCCGCCAACACCGCCTGCGGCACCAGTCTCCCGGAACGGCTGGTCAAGGCCTTCAAAACCGCCATCGCCGCCCATATCCAAGACGGTGAAGCCCAACTCTCCGTTGCCATGCAGAACGACATCAAGGAGTTACATGAATAACAGTACCACCAGTACCGTGTCGGACGGCAAACGACCAAAAAAGAAAACCCTCGCGCGTGTACGGCCGCGGGTGCGTGCACGTGTGCGCGGCCACATGCGTGAGGGACTTTCCCTTTCCGGTCGTTTCCCGTCCGACGCGGTACATCCGGTAACTCTCCATAAGACGCCGAGGGCCGAAGCTCAGGCCGACAACCGCCTCCGCCGACAGGAAGCGTGGGCGTGGTCCGAGTCGACCAAGCGCTCGGCTCAGCGGTTCCTGGTCGAGCGCATCATCTCTGGCCGGGCCGCGGCGAAGGCCGGCTGCACCAGCGACGAGCTGGCCGAGGCCTACGCCGCTTGGTGCCGGGCGGAATCGTTGGCGCCGATGGACCGGACCCGGCTGCTGCGACTGGCCGCGGCCAAGCTCCCCAAGATCCACGGGGCCACTCCCGCCCGCATGTGGCACCAGAAGACGCCAGCCATCGCCATCTTCGCCCGCGGCTTCCGCGGCATCCGCATCCGCCCGCTGACCGCGGCCCCGCGTAACACCATCGCCGACCTCGCGGCCGCCGTGGACCGCGACGGGCTCAAGGTCCACGCCCGCATCGTCGAGAGCTTCTTCCGGGCGGCGGTCGCGCTCGGGTGGGTCGACCTGACGGACACCCCGGATTCGCCAACGCTTCGCGTTGGCGAAAACGGTGAGGCCCGATTGAACGGAGGCGCCGCGTGAGCGACGAGCGGCGGCGCGAGGTCGGACCGGTGGTCGGGTTCGACTGGGCGGCAGTCGAGGACCCATGCGGGGTCGTGGTCGAGGAGATCGCGCAGGACTGCGGCGTGGTGCTGCCGCGGGCGGCGGCGGAGGCGGTGCTGCGGTGGAGCGTGCGCCAGACTCGCGCGGCTGCCGCCGGGGAATTGTCGATGGTCGAGCGCGTGCTCGGCTGGGTGGCCAGCGGGCGCGACTTGGACTACCGCGGCGGCGAGCGCTCCGACCGTTGGGCGCGCACCGTCAAGGAGGACACCTTCGCCGTGGCGCGCCGGCGGGTCGGCCTACGCGCGGCGGTCGCGGTGAAGGTGATGACGCCCCACATGAAGAACGCCCTCACGGTCGAGCAGATGAAGGCCGTCTTCCGCGTGAGCCGCGGCGAGGTCTCGCGGCTCACCGCAAACTTCCGCGACCTCGTCCTTCGGCGCAGCGCGTGAGCATGACCCCCCTTCCCCCACCCCGCCTTATCGGCACCCTCGATTGGGCTGAGCGCCACATCCGGCTAGATGGCCAGCCGTTCGTCGCGGCCGACTACCCGTGGCTCACCGACATCGCCCGCGCCGTCGACCAGCAGCGCAACGCCGTCTTCGGCCTCGTCTTCCCGCCGCAGCTCTTCAAGACGCTCTTCGTCCAGCTCCGCCTTCTGCGCGATGTCGCCGTCGACCCCGGCCGCGCGTTGCTCTACTGCGTCACCGGCAAGGACGCCGCCGACCTTGCCGACGAAAAGCTCTTCCCCCTCATCGACAGCACGCCCGCCGTCTCGCGGCACTTCACCGACGACCCCGACAAGCGCGGCAGCAAGCGCCTCTACCGCTTTACCGATGCCCCCGTGTCCCTGCTCTCCGCCGAGACCCGCGCCCATCGCAACAGCCGCTCCGGCCGCGACCTCTATCTCGACGAAGCCTGGCAGTACGAACCCGGCGCCCTGCGCGAGATTTTCGCCCGCTCCGACAGCTACGAGTGGCAGCGCCGCATCATCATCACCTCGACCGGCCCCACCGAGACCGATGCGGTCGACACCCTGTGGAAGCAGAGCGCCCGCAACGAATGGCGCGTCGTCTGCATCCATTGCCGCCAGCGCGTGCCCCTCGAGTTCGGCGGCACCGAGACCAAGGGCGGTCTCAAGTGGGACTCCGACGAATGGACCCGCGAACCCTCGGGCCACTGGCGCGAACCCGTCGCCAAGCTCACCACCCGCTGGGTCTGCCCGGCCTGCGGCGAGTCCACCAAGTACTCGCGCGAAGTCCTGCGGCAGCTCAACGACCCCGCCCGCGGCGCCGGCTACGAGCAGACCCATCCCAAGCCCGACCCCCGCATCCACTTCTGGCACGCCGAGGCCGCCGTGTTTCGCAACTGGGAAGACCTGGTCGGCGAATGGCTCACCGCGGCCAACGCCAAGAAGCTCGGCAACATGGAGCTCATCGAGGAATTCGTCCGGAAGAAAAAGTGCATCTCGTGGAATCCCGCCCAACTGGTCGACCGCACCAAAGGCATCCCCGAGGGCGACTACGCGCTCGGCGATGAGTGGCTTGCCGAGGGCAAAGACCCGCAAGGGCGGCCCATCCGCACCATGTTTGTCGACGTGCAGATGGACCACTTCTGGGTGGTCATCCGCCAGTGGTCGACCTCCCCCGATACCTACGCGCACTCCCGCCTCCTGCACTTCGGCAAGCTCCACGTCGAGGGCCAGATTGAGGACCTGCGCGCGCGCTTCGAGGTCCCCGCCGAGAGCGTGGTGATGGATGCCCGGTACAACACCGAGATCGTCCGGCAAATCTGCGCGCGCTGGGGTTACTTCTCCGCCAAGGCCGTGGACGACCGGAGCTTCCTCTGGACCGATGGCGTCCGCCGCATCCACTCCATGCCCACCCCCATCGATGCCTTCATGGGTGGCGGGCTCCAGGGGCGGCATCACGCTTGGGAATTCATCTACTCCTTCACCGGCGCGGCCGGGCTGCTACAGAGCGCCACCCAGGCCAAGGACCTCCAAGGCCGCCACATCCACACCATCGCCCGCGACACCCCCGAGGAATACCGCAGGCAGCGCTTGGGCCAGATCTACCGACGCAAGCGCCACCCGAAGAACCCCAACGAATTCACCTACGAGTGGACCAAGATCGGCCCCGACCACGCGTGGGATTGCGAGAAAGGGCTGATGATCCAAGCGGCCCGCATGGGCCTGACCGATAGCACGCCGCGGCAGGCGGCGGAGGAGACAGTGAGCAAGTGAGCCAGTGACCAGTGAGCCAGTGAAGAACACAACGACCATGACCACGACATGATGACCCCTTTTCCCGCCCCACCTGTCGTGTGGCGGGACCGCTGAACCCCTTGTGGAATCGGGTCGAAAAGCCAGCGGCGCGGATTGCAACCTGCGTAGTGGTTGCTCTTCTCTTTGCAGATGATGAAAAGTTTTTCCGCATGGTTGTTGGCGGCCCTGCTCCTGGCGTCCGCGTCGCCGGTGGATGCCTCGCCCCGGGCGGTCGGAGTTCCGCGCGCGGTCGACGGCCGCATCCGTCGCAGCGCCGCCGCCAAGCGGCAGTTCATGCGGCAGACCGGGTATCCACACGGTCGGCCTGGCTATGTGGTCGACCACATCATCCCGCTCAAGCGCGGTGGAAAAGACATCCCGGCCAACATGCAGTGGCAGACCAAGGCCGAGGCAAAGGCAAAAGACCGGTGGGAGTGATTCCTGACCCACTGGCTCACCGGCTCACTCGCCCACTCCCCCGCGGCGCTTCGCCGCCACCATGGACGCCGCACGCGTCCGTTGATGGCATACGCGACCGTCCCCTTCGGACCCTTCTTCGGCTGCACACTCGTGCAGCTGCAGACGCGCCTTGCCACGTTGCAAGCCGCCAAGCTCGCCGGCGCGGCCGGCGGCGGCGGCATGACCTCCGCCAGCGTCAATGGCCGCGCCTTCACCTACGACACCCGCGGTCGCAACATCGATGCCGACATCGCCGAAGTCGTCCACGCCATGAGCTACGTCGACGACGCCACCCAGCCCATCCCCAGCGCGTCCGTCTTCGTCAGCGGCAGCCATGGCCAGCCCATCGGCCAGCGCACCGTGCTCGTCCTCCCCTGACGCCATGTCCCGCACCCGCACACGCCAGCGACCCGCACCGCCCGCCGCCGTGGCTCCGCGCCCGGCCATCCAGGCCACCGACCTCGGACCCTACCGCGGCGGCTATGGCACCGGCCTGGTGCCCAACAGCGAAGACAGCGGCACCCGCGGCTGGCGCCCCAAGCTCGACCGCGACGCCGCGCGCATGGTCAGCCAGTACCAGCAGCGCGCCATGCTCAGCGATGCCCGATTCATCTACAGCCGCGTCGGCCAGGTGAGCGGAGCCATCCGCGAAAAGCGCGCCTACGCCGTGGGCAAGGCCTGGGTGCCGCAGTACCTCGGGCAAGATGCGAAGTACAAGGCCGCCTTCAACCAGCGCATCCAGCGCAGCTGGCTTGGCAATGCCGACCTACGGGGCCGCCCCTACGATTTCCAGTGCGACGTGGGCATCGGCTCCCTCGCGCTCGATCGCGATGGCGATTTCTTCATCCTGCTCACCGAGAGCGAGAACGGCAGCCCCCGGTTGCAGCTCATCGAGAGCCATCGCATCGGCTCCCCCGGCGGCCAGAATCTGGTCACCGAGGGAAACTACAAGGGGCTGAAGATGCTCAACGGCATCGTCTACGACCCGTTCGACCGTCCGCTCGCCTACAACCTGCTGCCCGCCGATGCCGGCTACGGAGTCATCCCCTACGGCACCGCCTACAATTTCCTCCCCGCCTCCGCCGTCCAGCACGTCTACGACCCCCAGTATTTCAGCCAAGGCCGCGGCGTGCCCACCATCTGCCACGGCATCTTGGATTGGTACGACATGCACGAGATGCGCGAGGCCGAGAAGACCGGCGTCAAGGCCTTCTCCAAGCACGCGATGGTCGAGTACAACGACACCGGCCGCGCCGACCTTTCCGCCGCCTACACCGCCAACCGCACCATCGGCGGCACCGCCGATGCGTCAAAAGTCGATACCTCCGTCAAAGTCATCGAGGACGGCCTCATCCGCTATTTCCGCGCCGGGTCGGGCAACAAGATCGAGAGCCTCGAGGGCAACCGGCCCGGCGCGGCCTGGGAGAGTTTCATGGACCACATCGCCCGCAGCGCGCATCGCGGCATGGATTGGCCCATCGAGATGCACGACCTCCGCGGCATCGGCGGCGCCAGCGTCCGCGGCCTCGTCTCCCAGGTGAAGCGCAGCGTGGAGCAGCGACAAGAGCAGCTGTGGAGCCCCTTCCGCGCCGCCGTGCTCTACGCCGCCGCGCGCTACATGGCCCGCGGCGAGCTACCCATGGCCGACGATTGGGACAACATCGGCTTCTCCCTGCCCGCCACCTTCGGCGTCGATGTCGGCCGCGACCAAGAGAACCGCCGGCTCAACATCGCCATGGGGCTCGAGACCGTGGCCAGCTACGTGACCGAGAGCGGCGAGGGCGACCTCGAGGACCACTTCCGCGCCAACGCCCGCGCCGCCGCGCTCGCCCAGCGCATCGCCGAGGAAGAAGGCGTCGACATCGAGCACGTCTACAACCCCGGCGCCGCCAGCCAGCCCGCCGCCACCACCCTGGCCGATGACCCATCGGAAAACCCGCCGGTGGCGGGTGGGCAAGTGAGCCAGTGAGCCAGTAGGTCAGAAAACACCCAATCGCGCCCACCCACTCACTGGCTCACTGGCTTACTCGCCCACTCACCTACTCACTTTATGCGCTTCCCCCGAATCCTCGCCGCCATCCGCAGCACCCCGTGGGCCGCGCTGCCGTCCACCGTCCACGCCATCCATGCCGCGGTTATCGCGGCGGCCGGGCGGCCCCGGGCGGCCATGGGGGAAGACGAACCGATGCCGGCGCCCGAACCTGCCTACGTCATCTCGCCCGATGGCATCGCCGTGATCCCGGTGCGGGGCATCATCGGCAAGCACCTCTCCTCGATGGAGACCATGTGCGGCGGGTACGACCTCGACACGCTGGCGCCCGCTTTGGCCGCCAGCGCCGCCGACCCGCGCGTCCGCGAGCGCGTGCTCTTCATCGATTCCCCGGGCGGCACCTGCACCGGCGTGCCCGAGGCCTTCGCCGCCGTGCGCCGCAGCGCCGACATCAAGCCCGTGTTCGGCTTCACCGATTCGCAGGCGTGCTCCGCCGCCCAATGGATTGCCAGTGCCTGCGACCGCTTCGCCATCACCACCAGCGCCACCGTCGGCAGCGTCGGCGTCTACTGCGCCCTGGTGGATGAAAGCGCCGCCTGGGCCAAGGACGGCTACCGGCTCGAACTCGTGAAGGCTGGCGCCCAAAAAGCCGCGGGCATCGCGGGCGCCCCCATCACTGCCGACGACGTGGCCGGCTTCCAGCGCAACGTCGACACCATCTACGGGATGTTCATCGCCGATGTCCGCACCGGCCGCGGCCTGGTGGACGACGCCGTGCTACAAGGCCAGACCTTCATGGGTCACGCCGCCGTGGACGCCAACCTGGCCGACGACGTCGTGACCGACCTCGCCGACCTGCTCGCCCAGATTGTCGCGGCCCGATGAAAGCCAGTGTGAAAGTGAGCCAGAGAGCCAGTAGGTCAGAGAAGGCGCGCAGTCCGCTGGCTCACTGGCTTTCTGGCTCACTCACCCACTTCCCCGGCGCTTCGCGCCGCACCGCCACCATGGACGCCCGCACTTCCCATTCGTAACCGGCACACCGCCACCAAACCCCACATGAGCCTTTTCTCCAAAAAGCCCGCCTTCGTCCTCACCGCGCTCGCGGCTGCTGGTATCAGCGCCGAGCAGGTCGACGCCGCCTACGCCGCCGGCAACACCGACTTCCTCGTCGGTGAATCCGCCACCCGCGACCAGCTCGCCGCCGACATCGCCACCAAGGACCGGGCGCTGCAAGCCCGGGACGCCATGTTGCAAATTGCGGCCACCCGCGACACCTCGTTCCTCGCCGCACTGAGCGCGCTCGGCATCGACCCGGTCGCCCTGCTCGCCGCCGGCGCCGACCCCGCCGCCATCGCCGCGGCCACGCTGAAGACCGCCGCTGCCCGCGAAGCGGCCGAGACCCTTTCCAAGCACGGCATCAAGCCCATCGCCGGCGCCAGCACCCCGGCCGGCAGCGGCAAGCCCGAACCCCAGACGTTGGCCCAATACCGGGAGATGAAACCGTGGGAAGCGAAGTCGTTCTTCGCATCCGGCGGCACGCTCGCGGACTGACCACCACCCAGCCCACACCCACTCCCGTCGATACTCAACACCTAGACCACCATGGCAAACACCCTCACAAACCTGATTCCAGACGCCTTTGCGGCGATGGATGTCGTCTCCCGCGAGTTGGTCGGATTCATCCCCGGCATCTCGCGCGACACCAGCGCTGATCGCGTCGCGATCAACCAGTCCCTCCGCATCCCCGTCGTCGGCGCGAACACCGCCGGCCTCGACATCACCCCCGCGATGGCTTTCCCTGCGCGGGCTGACCAGACCGTCGCCAACGTCGCGCTCACCATCACCAAGCAGCGCGCCTATCCCTTCAGCTGGACCAACGAAGAGCGCTACTCGCTCAACCAAGGCCCCGGCGTCCTCACCATCAATCAGGGCCAGATTGCCCAAGCGATGCGCGCCGCGGTCAACGAGATGGAGTCCGACATCGCGGTCGCCGCCAACCTCGGCGCCTCACGCGCCTACGGCACCGCCGGCACCACCGCCTTTGCCACCAACCTCGGCGAGTCCGCCCAGATCAAGAAGATCCTCGACGACAACGGCGCTCCGGGCGTGGACCGCTCGCTCGTGGTCAACACCTCCGCCGGCGCTGCCCTGCGCACGCTGCTCAACAACCCGCTCAATGCGAACACCTCGCTGAGCGGCGACATGACCCGCCAGGGCGTTATCCTCGATGTCAACGGGTTCAACTTCCGCGAGTCCGCCCAGGTGGTCACCAGCACCGCGGGTGCCATGGCCAGCGCCACCTCCACCAGCGCCGCCTTCACCGTGGGGCAGACCGCCATCCCGCTGGCAACTGCCGGCACCGGTGTGGTCGCCGCGGGCGATGTCATCACCTTCGCCAGCGACACCAACAAGTACGTCGTGGCGGCGGTCTCGTTTGCCGGTGCGAATCCGGCCTCGGGCGATACCATCACGTTGGCTGCTCCCGGCCTTCGCGTCGCGCAAGGTGTCGCCACCCGCGCCATCACCGTGGTCGCCGCCGCGGCGCGCAACATCGGGTTCTCGCGCAACGCCATCGTGTTCGCCACCCGCTTGCCGTCGTCCGTCGAGCGCGACCTGGCCTTCATGAAAGAAATCGTCACCGACCCCGTCTCGGGCATCTCCTTCGAGATTGCCGGGTATCCCGGCATCGACATGGCCACCTACCATGTCCGCGCCTGCTGGGGCGTCAAAGTCATCAAGCCCGAGCACATCTCCATCTTGCTCGGCTAAGCAAGTGGGTGAGTGGGCAAGTGAGCCAGTAGGCCAGAAAGCTGACGCCGTCCGCACTCACTCACTGGCTCACTGGCTCACTGGCTCACTCACCCACCGCCGCACCGCCCCGCCCTTCGGATTCGCTCCCCGAGGGGCGGGGTTTTTCCTTCTCCCCATGAACGCCTTCGACACCCTCTGCGCCACCTCGCTCGAAGCCGCTGCCTCCGTCTGCGGCCAATCCTTCAAGCTCGCCGGCACCGACACCCTGTTCGTCGGCATCCTTGATGCCCACCGGCGCCGCACCAAGCTGGCCGATGGCGGCTTCGGCATCGAGTGCGACTCCCTGCTCACCGCGGCCAAGGCCCAGTTTGCCGGCATCGTGCTGCCCAAGACCGGCGGACGCCTCCTGTGCAACGGCCACACCTACGTCATCGTCGACATCACCGACGACCCGTCGGGCATCGTCTTCGGACTCAATGGCATAAGCCAGTGAACGGAAGTAGGCGAGTGAGCCAGAGAGCCAGTGAGTGACGCTGGCGCTCTTCTCTGACCCACTGGCTTTCTGACCTACTGGCTCACTTCGCCACATCATGAACATCGGCTTCCAGGTCGCCATCGCCCAGCTTGAGAACGCCCTCCGCGCCCTCGCGGCTGGCACCGGCAAGGAGCTGCGGCGCGCGTTGCGCGAAGACCTCGGCCGCCCGCTCGTGGCCGACCTCATCAAGTTCACTCCGCCCAACACTTTCAAGGGCGCCCGCCAGCAATCCCACACCGAGCAGCGCAAGATCGGCCAATCGCGCGTCCGGATGGACCTGCGCCGGCTGTTCAAGGGGAAAGCCCAGCTCGACGCCATGAGCAAGGCCAAGGGAACGCTTGGCGCCGCCATCGCGCGCGCCGTCAAAGCGGGCGACATCACCCTGGCCAACCAGCTCCTCACCCGCGGCCACTGGAAGGAGACCGCCGCTTACGAGCCCACCCGCGCCCTGCATCGCGCCGCCCGCAATAGTCGCGGCCGCGTGGCCAAGACTGCCGCGGGTATCTTCGTCCACAACGAAGCCGCCCGCCGTGAGTTCCTGGCCGACCGCCTCCGGTTTGTCGGCCTGGGCAAGAGCGGCTGGAACGCCGCCGCCGATGGCGTAGGGCTGGCTTCCCGTCACCGCCCCGCCTACGTGCGCGCGCTCGGTGGCGATGGCGTCTACACCGAAGAGGGCAGCGCCGCCGCGCCGGTGATGACCCTGGGCAACAACGTGCCCCACATCCAAGAGGCCGGCCGCGAGCTGCGCATCATCGATGCCGCGCTGAAAGTCCGCCGGCAGCTGCTGCCGAAGCAGCTCGAGCAGACCCTCCGCGCCATCGCGCGCAAGGCCCGTGTGAAAGTGAGCCAGTGAGCCAGAAAGCCAGTGAGTGAGGCTGGCGCTGGCTCTCTGACCTACTGGCTCACTTGCTCACTTCTTCGCCGGCTTCGCCGGCGCGCCGCCACCATGGACGCGCGCGCACATCGGTTGACATGCGCTGCCTTCGTCCGCTTTTTTTCCTCCTCCTCGCAGTTGCGGTCGCGGTCCCCGCGCGCGCGCAAGGCACGCGAATAAAGGACCTCCCGCTCACCATCACCATCCCCACCAATGGCCGCATCGCGCTGGATGACTCCACCTTCCCCGCGCTTCGCGGCGTCTCGATTGCGCAGCTTGCCACCAATTTTGCGGCGGCCGCCACCGCCTCCAAGCTCGACGCCACCAATGGCGTGGCCGTGGGCCTCACCACCGCCACCGTCCCGACCAACGGAAACGCCGTGGTCAACAAGACCGCGCTGGATGCCGCCGCAGCTCTGGCGCTTGCCAAGGCGAGCAATCTCTCCGACCTGGCATCTGCGGCCACGGCGCGCACCAACCTTGGGCTCGGCACCTTGGCCACCCAGAGCGGCACCTTCTCCGGGACCAGCTCGGGAGTGAACACCGGCGACCAGACCACCATCACGGGCAACGCCGGCACCGCCACGGCGCTCCAAACGGCGCGCGCCATCAATGGCGTGTCGTTCGACGGCACCGCCGCCATCACAGTCACCGCCGCGGCGGGCACGCTCACCGGCTCGACCCTTGCGAGCGGCGTGACAGGTTCCAGCCTGGTCAGTGGCGCGGGCGGAACCTTTGGCACCGCAGCCTACATCGCGGCCGCGACCAAACTCGAAGCCACCAACGGCGTAGCCGTGGGCCTCACCACCGCCACCGTCCCGACCACCGGCAATAGCGTGGTCAACAAGACCGCGCTCGATGCGGCTGTCGCTGCCGGTGGAGCCAGCAAACTCGACACCGCCAACGGCGTGTCTTCGGGGCTCGCCTCCTCCACGCTATCCTCGCTGGCACCGGACCGCCTAGTCGCGCGCCGGGAAATCGACATCCCCGGTTCGACCAACCTCGACAACTGGATGGCAGTCCAGACCTGGGGCGATTCACTGACCCACAGCTATCCCATCAGCGTTGTCAGCAACACCTACCCCGGTGCGCTCGCTCTCTACTCAGGTTTCTACGTGGCCAACGGCGGCGTGGACGGCGAAACCTCCACCCAGATCCGAACCCGTCAAACCGCGGGGTCGAACACATGGTTCCAGCCAACCATCATCTGGGCGGGCCGGAACAACTACACCGCGACCAATACCGTGCTGGCGGACGTAGCCGCAATGGTGGCGAACCTCGCCACCGTCGGGAACACCAACCGGTACCTGGTGTTGTCGGTGCTCAACGGAGACACCGCCTCAGAATGGAAGGGAGGCACAAACTACCAGACCATCACCAACCTCAACGGGATGCTGGCGTCCATCTATGGCTCGAACTACGTGGACATCCGGTCCTATCTGGTCAGCCGCTACGATTCCACGCTGGCCGGAGACGTGATTGATTACGGTCACGACGTTCCACCGACTTCGCTCCGGTACGATGGGCTCCACCTGAACGCCTCGGGATATACCGCGGTCGCGGCGCACCTTCTGACCAACGGCCTGCCAATTCTTCGGGGCGCTTGGTCTTCTGTGGCAAGTCCTGCCGCCGTTCTTGCCATGATGCGTAGCCCTGGCCCGATTGGTAGCGGCACCCCGAACACGGGCGCGTTTAGCACTCTCGCCGCAGGAACAACGACGCTGGGAAATACTCTGGCCGGTTCAATATACGCCACAAACACCATCCAAGGCTCTGCGCTTTACGAGAAGATAAGCTCGTTCACACCGACCACTGTTGGATGGTACCGGGTTTTCACTTCGGTATCGACCGCGACCGGGAGCGGCATCCTCCGGATCTATGGTTCTTACAACAACAAGCAAGACGACACCGAGATCCAATGGGCGTCCAGCGGTTACAATAACGGAGGAACATTGGCTGTCACAAGGGTGCTGCAGTACGGCTCGTCGATTGTCTCGCAGGTCCGCATCACGGGCAACGCGGGAGACCAGTACGGGTATCTTGACATCTACGTTTCAGATGTAACCAGCGCGTCACCAATCTACCTCTACGCATTTGGGCCAAATAGTCCACCACTAGTCGGAACGATTGTCGTTGGCGCTGTTGTGGGGAGCGGTACGACCAAGACGCTGACGGTCGCCAGGGGGCTGTCCACCACCGACCAGTTGATCTCCGCGGTCCCGACCGGAACCTCTCCAGTTTCGGTGGCAAGCACCACGCTCAACGCCAACCTCAACGCCGACATGGTTGATGGGCTGCATGCGGCCAGCTTGCAGCCGGCAAACCAGTACCTCACAAACCTTGCCGCGGCAGGCACCACAGGCAGCGGCACGTTCGTCCGGTCCACCTCGCCAACGCTGGTCACGCCGGCGCTTGGGGCGGCCACGGCTACGTCCTTGGTTTCCGCTGGTTCCGTCACCGCAAGTGCGCTGGTTGAAAAATACACATCATTCACGCCGACCACAATCGGATGGTATCGCGTGTTTGCTCCTGCCGCATCTGCGACTGGCGGAGGCACTCTTCGAGTGATTGCTGGATATAACAACAAATATGACGAGTTGGAACTGAAATGGGAAGTGGCCGGGTACAACAACACCGGAACATTAAATTGCACAAAAGCCGGCATTTTTGGCGGTCAAATCATCACACAGGCAAGGATAACTTGCGAATCCGGCACGCAGTATTCCTACCTTGACGTTTATATTTCTGACGTTACGAGCGCAGGCGGGATTGCGCTCTGGGGATTTGGTCCAAACTGCCCGGCGTTTGTGACGCCGATTGTAGTCGGTGCGGTTGCAGGGTCGGGTGTGACGAAGACGCTGACAATCGCCCGAGGTCTCTCGACTACGGATCAATTAATCTCCGCGGTCGCGACGGGAACCGCGCCTCTGGCCGTGTCGAGCACCACCGAGGTCGCCAACCTGCGAGCCGCGACGGCCACCGCGCTGGCTACCGCGCGCACGATCAACGGCACGTCGTTCGACGGCACCGCGAACATCACGGTCACGGCCGCGGCGGCTACTCTCACTGGCCTCGGAACCGGAGTGGCGACTGCGCTCGCGGTCAACGTCGGCAGCGCGGGCGCTCCGGTGGTCAATGGCGGCGCTCTCGGAACCCCTTCGTCTGGTTCAATTGCATCCACACTAATCACCGTGACAGAGAACACCCAGACCGGAACTACCTACACCGTCCTGTCTACCGACAATGGCAAGGTCGTCACACTCAGCAACGCCGCGGCCATCACGGTGACGGTCCCGACGCTTTCGGCCGGGTTCTCATGCACGTTCATCCAGAAGGGCGCGGGCCAGGTGACGTTCTCGGCGTCCGGAACTACCGTCAGCAACGCCCACAGTCAAACCAAGACGTTCGGCCAGTACGCCGCGGTGACGCTGTACGGGCTCAGTTCAACCGCGTTCGTGCTCGCCGGTGACACTGGAACTTGATGAAAACCATATTCTCGGCCCATACAATGACGGCATTGACAACTATGATGTGATCTCTGGAGATGCGGGATTCCACCAACGGCACGAAGGGAATCGGGCTGGGTGCGTTTGCTACCAACGTGAACTCTTGGAACTTCATCGTCGGACAGTTCAATAAGCCGGCCAACGCGCTATCGGTGTCGGTGAACGCATCAACGTCCGCCACCAATTCATCATCGGCGACCGCAATGGGATCTCCTTCGTCTCAGACATTCAACGTGGGCGCTCCGGTTTCCGACATCTTGGCGTCACCTTTCACTGGGTACATCCAGCACCTTCGAGTTTACACACGTCTTCTTTCTGGAACCGAGCTGACCAATCTCTACAACGGCGGAACTCCGAACTGATACCATGGACCCATCTGACAACCTCGTCAACGAGACCACCAATCGCTCCGGGGCTTTCATTGCGGACACAATCAAAGCCGCGCTACCGGTCGGTGGAGGGAGCGCGCTGGCCACGCTCCACAGCGCGGACGTAGTGGTGACATTTGCGACCCATATCATCGGCCTGTGCGCCGCTGCCGTCGGGCTGGCGTGGTACATCGTCCGCCTCAGAAAAGACCTTCGGAACCGAAGCAAGACCTCCACCAAAAACTGAACATGAACGAAACCTATCAATCCATCCTCCGCTCCGTCCTCAAAGTCGGGGCCGGCGTGCTCGTGACGAAGGGCATCACCGACTCCGCGGGAGCCGAGACCATCGTCGGCTCGCTGATCGGCCTTATCTCCGTTGTGTGGGGCATCATCGCCGCGCGCTCCGCCACGGCGAACAAGCCGTGACCATCGCTATCATCGGCGCGCTGCTGGCGCTCCTGGCGGCTCTGGCCCCTGCGCTCGCGCGCTGGATTACCAGCCGCCAGGACCGCGCTGCCGACCCCGAGACCGCCCGCAACCGCCGCATCGACACCGCTGCCCATGACATTGCCACGACCCCGCCAGGACTTGCGCCA